ACGCCATGCTCCGGCAGCCCGCCGAACCGGGCGCCCATCGCCGCTTGCGCCGCGCTGTCGCCCACTTCGACGCGCACGGTAATCGTCTCGCCCTTGCGGATCGCGCGGGTCACGCCAGTCACCCCGACCAACCGCGGCTGCACGAGGATTTGTGAACCATACCGCACCGTGGCCGTCAGGGATCCCGGTCCCGTGGCGGGCACCCCCGTCAGCGTGCCCGTACCGAGCCCGGTATAGCGGATTACCAGGTTCCCCACCTGAGCCCAGCCGCCCGCGGCATCGCCGGGAATCTCCGGCGTAAAGGGCGCCGTGCTCGAGACGGGGACCACCGCGGCGCCCGCGAGCACCTGGCCGTCGTCCTTGATCGTCGACGTGTCGAGACTCGGCGGCGCGGCCCCGAGCGCGGCATCCGCGACCGTGTCGCTAAAATCCGTCGCGGTATTGTTCGCGAGGGTGCCCAGGAGCTTGAGCGTGCTGCCGTTTGCTGCGGTCCGATACAGCTTCCGCCCCGTCACCCCCGCCGCGGCCGACACGGGCACTTCTCGGACCAGCACGGACCCGAAGCCGGACGATGGCTGCACCCCGCCCGTGCTATAGCCCGCGCAGATTTGATACACCCACCATCCGGCGCCGATAAAGCCTGACGAACTCGCGTAATTGAACGGCTGTCCATCATCCGACCGATAGATGAGCACGTGATTGACGGTCGCGACGGGGCCGAAGGGTTCGAGCGTGGGAAAGTACACGCCGTCCTGGAATGGGGCCGACGGGCCGATGTAAATCTCCCAATCGTTGCCGTCCCACGCATACGGCCCGTTCGGGGTGCCCAGCGGCCCCCAGGCTCCGCCGTTGTAGACGATCTGCGCCGCAAAACGAACCGTCGTCGCGCCGGGGGAAATCATGCCTGGGGGATACGTGCCCGCGCCCCGCGTTCGGGCGGTCAGGGCGGGCGGCGCCAGCATGTTGATCGTCGTGATGGTGATCGCCCCGAGCGGGCCGGGCAAGGTTTCCCCCGCCGCCGTGGTGAACGTCGCCGCATACCGATACGTGGCGTTGACCGTGTGCGAACTGCCGGCATACGGGGTCGGCGTCGGGGCAACACTCGGCGCATTGCCCGTGCCGATGATCGCCCCCACGCCGCCAAACCCGCGCACGCCGGTATAGGTGAGCCGTTGCGCGGCCACTTCCGCGAGGCCCCCGCCCACCCCGTAAAAGTTCTGCTGATCGCCCAGGTCAATCGGTAACTCGGTGGCCCCGGCGGCACTGTCTACCGCGGCGCCAGCCCCGGCACCCCTAGCAATCACCCGCGTCACGACTTGCGACAGATCCTCTGTCAACTGGAAATCGCTGCTGCCCTGCGGGGTCGCATCGGTGATCGGGTGCGCGTCGGGCGACTCCTGCAGGTAGACATGCAGATCGTTGCTGTAGTCGATGTACCAGTACGCGCCCACTCGTTCACAGATGGCCGTGAGGCACGACGACACGGTCTCATTGGTGAACGTGATCGCGTCGACCACCGGCAGATCGCGCACGACATGCCGGGTCGTCGCGTGACCATCCGTGAAGCGGTTCAGAATATCCAACACGATCACATCCGCATTCGTGGCGATGTACTGCGCCAGCACGCGCCGCCGGTTCAGGATGAACCATGCGGGATCGATCGCCTGGAGGTCATAGGCGACGTTCTGCTTGCGCGACTCATACAGCAGCGTCGTTTCGAGGATGTGCCCGCCGAACAACTGCAGCTCCGGGGAGCGGTCGCCCGTATGCAGCGCGAAGGCTTGCCCCGCGACCGGCACGAAGCCATGGACCCGCACGGAGGCCGTATCGGGGGATTCGTTCAAGACGTGCGCGACGCCCGCCCCCTCGATGCGCACGTTGGCTGAGCGGTCAATGCCCCCGATTAGCGCCCAGGTGGCCGGCTCGTAATAATTCAGCCGGGCGGCATTGAGCCGCATGACGTTGAGGCGGGCGCAGCCGGGGACGTGGGCGTGCGATGGCACTAGAACCGCACCCCCTGGCGCCGCATCTCCGTCGTCAGCTTCTCGGCGATGTTCCCGGCCTCGGTGCTATTGACGTTGACGTTCAGCGTGTTGCCCCAGGTCTGGCCGGCCCCGGTGATTTCGCGCCCCGCCTGCAGCCGTTGCGACTGCTGATACCCGCCCGTGGCGATCTGCTGCCCGACAAAGATGCCGGCATCCCGGTACGCTTGCTCGAGCACCTTCCCCGCCGCGATCGACTCTGAGGCCGTCATCCGAATCGCGCTGGACGCCTGATTAAACGCCACCGTCAACTGCTGCGTTTCCTTCGCGGCCACGGCAATCGGTGGCGCGATCTGCTGCGCGGCATCCACCATCGCCTGCGTCTCAGCCTCATACGCCGCGGTCTCCGCGGTCATCCGCTTGATGTCGGCGAAGATATGATCCGCCGTCATGGTGAACTTGGTGCCGACGTTGGCCCATTCGGCGCCCAATGCCCCCGTCGCCAGCGGCACGCGCAACGTGGCGGCATAGATTTCATTCAACGTCGCGGGTGCGATCTGCCCCCAGCGCTTATACGTCTCGATGGCCTCGCCGACCGCGGTGTTCAGCTTCGCTTGTTCCTCCGTGGTCATGCGCGACACGCTGCCGACGCCGCCGAGCGCCGCCGCCATCTCGTTCGCCTTCGTGATGCTGTCGCCGCCGAACATGGAATCGCGCAGTTTCTTTTGCGCCGCCGCCGCGGCCTCCGTCTCCTGCGTGGTTTTCAGCAGCGCGGCATCCTCGTCTTTTTTCTTTGCGAGGTAGTAGGTGAGCGCGTCGGTATTGATCCCGTACTCGATGCCCAGCTGCTTAACCGTTGTCGTATGGGCCGCCAGCGCCGCCTCCATCTTCGGCAGCGCCCCGCCAAAGAGCCGGAGCTGGCCTTCCCAGTACGCCTGCCGATCCGCGGCTTTCTTAATTTCCTGCTGGTGCTCCTTGACGTATTGGATATTCGCGGCGACCGCATCATCGACGTTCTCATAGGCGACCCCCGTGCGCTGCAGCGCGAGATCGAGGATGGCCTGCTTGTTCGCCGCCGCGTCGGCCGCGTCGGCTGATCCATAGAGCCGATCTTGGAGATTCTTCGCGGTCTCCAGCCCGCCGGTCATATCGCTGATCCACTTGCCCAGCTCCCAGCCGGTGATCGCCACGCCCACGGCCACGCCTGCCGTGCCCAGCAGGCCGAGCTGCTGGAACGTCATGCCGGACACCTTGCCCAACTCTTCGATCGCCGCGATCGGCTTGGACAGGCTCACGCCCATTGCATTCGCGGTCGCATCGACCGTGCGCATCCCGGTCGACAGTTGCGACAGGCTGGCCTCCTTGCCGAAGCCATCCAGCACGGCGCCGGTCTTAGCGAGCGTGAGGCCGGCCTTCTTTCCTTCGCCTTCCATCACGCCGAGCGCGGCGCTGGCTTTCTGTGCCTCGGTGACGAAGTCAGAGAAATCGGCTTGTAGGGCGCCTGTTAAGGGCATGGCTATTTCCGCGACAGGTCGTCAGCGAGAATCGCGAACGTGGTTTCCGGTAAGGTCTGCACGGTGTCCCAACTCAGGCCGCTGCGCTGGCAGACGGCAAGGGTCTGGTTGACGAGTCGTCGGAAGACTCGGTTTTTTTTAGCGCCTCGCCCGCGGCTTCGACCGTCGCGTGATGCGCTTCGATTGCGCGCTTCACTTCCAGCGCTGTCGCCTGGCGCAGATTATTGAGCGCGTCTTGCACGTCGTCGGGCGGCAGGCCGCGCACGGGAATCCGCGCGCCCTGCGGGTCGGTCAGCGTCCAGTCGATCAGGTACGCGATCACCGTCGCATCCGTCGTCTTGAGCACGTCGCGCTTGAGTTCGCCGCCCTTCGACTCGGTGTACATGCGGCTCAACATCGCGATGTACTGGCCGTGATTGAGTTCGGCCCAGACGGTCAGGCTGCGCCCGTTCGTCAGCGGCAACGTGAGTTCTCGCGGGACAACGATGTCTGACAATTCAGCGTCCTTCCGGCGGGCCGAGACTCGCGGTCAGCGACTCGCCATTCACCTGCAGCGTTTTGGGCAACACGGGAAAGCACCACAGCCCGGCGGGCTTGGCGAGACGCGGCGCCTGGAAGATGAGCGGCAATTGCCGAATGCGGAGCGTGTCGACCCGCGTCACACGAGCCGACAGCGTCCAGTGAAAATGCTCATCCCGGCTGACCGACCAGCGGCCTAAGACCGCCGCCTCGCCCGCGCCCCAGACAATCGCGCCGCGCTGCCCGCCAAACGTGACGGAATTGAACAGCCCCGGCACGGGTGCCCGTTACGCCGCAGCGTCGCGGGCGCTGGCGCGGTCGCGGTCGGCCCGCTCGGCGAGCGCCGCCAGGTTGGCCATGGCCGCCGCCGGCAGCGTCCACGGCCCGGCCGCCATGAAGGTGCCCGACAACGCCGGGGCGCCTTCGACATCGGTGTCGAGTTCGGCGTCCATGTAGGCGAGCCCGGAAAAGTGATGCGGGGTCGCGGCGGCGGGATCGTTGCTGTGGGGAATCAGTTCGAGATACCCCGGCGTGGTCAGCGCGGTCGCTTCAATCAACGACATATCGTCGCTGTTCCAGAAGCCCGTCAGGCTGCCGCTGATGTCGCGCATCCCGGGGATATAGACGCGATTCGTGTCTTGGAAACACGTCACGTTGATTTTTTCGGTCGCGAGCGAGAGCGTCCACGACTTGATCGAGACCAGCGCGGTCGCGGTCGCGGTCCCGGCGCCGGTCGGATCCCATTTGACGAGTCCGTCACGTCCTGCACGAATCATGATGTGCCCCTTCCTTAGGGCGACGGCGTCACTTGCACCCGATAGCGCCCGCCGTGATGCTGCCATCGGATCGATTTATCTGAGGGGTCGAGTTCGCCGGGGTCGCGGATGCGCTCGACACGCACCGTCGAGAGCCACCCGTAGCCCGGCACGGTGAGCGGCTGATCCTCGAGCAGCGCGTCAATCCGCGCCGCGGCATCGGTGGCCGGCGCCATCGCGCTGGTCAACACCACCGCTTGCACCGCATACGTCACGACTTCGATCGCGCGGCGCTTCGCGGGCGTGTCGCTGAACACGGCGACATCCGCGCTCTCGTCGAGCGTCACCAGCGCGAACGCGGTCTTGCCCTGCGGCGCCAGGCCGAAATGGACACCGCCCGGCAGCAGGCTCGCGAGGGTCGCATCGCTCGCGAGGTGCGTGATCACCGCCGTATCGACCGCGCTGGAATCAGGCACCGGACACCGTCAGCCCTTCGGCGCGCATGATCGCGGCAATCCGCGGCACGAGCTGCTCGCGCGCCTTCATCACGCGCGGGACGAAGTTGTGCGCCGCCGGCATGCGCCCACGCCGCCCGCGCTTTTTCGTGGTCCGCGGCTTCGAGCCAAACTCATACGCCAGCGCGTACTTGGCTGTGTTGGCAATGACGACACGCGCGGCGTTTTTCCGCGGCTGCGACTTGACCACCATGCGGCTCGCGAGATACCCGCTGCGCTGCGGATACGACGCGCCAATCTCGGCCGCGACCGTGGTCCCGAGCGACACCAGCGCCGCTTGCGCCTGCGCCGCGAGAAACGACGGCAGCTGCTTGAACTTCGACTGCTGCACCTGGACGCCGCCCAGCGTGAACTTGATCACGGCAGCGCCTCCGCGACCACCAGGACCAGCTCCCGCCGCGCCTCTTCCGGGTCGCGCAGCCCGAGCACCTGGAACACCCGCGCCCCGCGGTCGGGGTCGGTGTAGGTCAGCCGCGTCTGCACCGTGACGCCCGGGTGATAGGGCATGGTCGCGGCATGCGTGCCGCTGGCGACGAGGGTATCCGCGGTCAGCCGTTCCATGTCGGCGCTGGCGAGCGCGTCGAGCGCCACCCACGCCGTCGGCGGGTCGAGCGGCGCCCAGGTCTCCGTGAACCCGCCCGCACCGTCCGGCACGGGGCCGCCCGGGTTCTCGAGCGTGACGACCTTGGTCCGCTTGCCAGACGGGATCATGCGATCACCGGGGTCCGCAGCCGGCGCAAGGCGCCGACCACCAGCGGATGCAAGTCGCCCCGCTCGAGGTCACGACGCGGCCCGCCGCCTTCGAGGTCGTCGCCCCGGAAGCGCCAGA